TGCAGGCCCGCGTCGTCATAGCGACGCTCGCGCACTTGCAGGCATTGATAGTTCGGGATCAAAGGGTGGCTGCACTTGACCGTCTTGGCCGCCACTTCCAGAAACTTGACCTCACCCTCGCTACCGTAGCGGGTCTGCGGGGTGGCCTCACCTTGCAGCTTGAGCACCGAGCCGTCCGCTGTCGTCAGTTGCAGCATCGGCGCCATGTTGTCGCCGGTGATCACCGCGCGCAGATCGCCCTTGAACAGGCGCCCTACTTGGGCGTCAAGGTCCATCAGGCTCTTGTCACAGGCCATCAACGTAGAGGCCAGTGGCTGCACCTTCACAACCCCGTCCTGATAGCGATAGCCGCCGAACTGCCGATTGCAGCCGCCGCTGATGCTCAGGTTTTTGTCACCGAAGGCAACGCGCAACTTGCGCTCGATGCCTTTGTTCATCGCCACAAGAGGCTTGCCCGACGCATCCGTTGCCGAGACCAGGCTCCAGTCGTAAGCAGATAAGGTTGGCTGGGCTACAGCGGCTGAGGTAGTTGGCATCGAAGGTGATTCTTCATGGCTTTTGGAAGGGGCGGCACAGCCTTGGATGAGTGCAGCACACACGGCTACAAGAAGAATTTTTTGTTTCATGGGTCACTCTGTCAGCTTTGATGAGTGCGGGCGTTATCCTGCGTTGGCAGGATAAGCGCGCGGCTAAACGGCGTGAGGAGGTCGCTTGAGGCTTTACTGAGCGTAGACCCAATGCGTGCTTGGCGGACCTCGTCCTTGGCCGATAGCAATCGGACATCATTTGCTTCGATCAGTTTCACTGAGTCAGGGCGGTGGCGGTATTGCTGCATTTTAGGCAATAAAAAACCCCGTAGACGCTAATCTACGGGGTTTCTAAGAGTGGAGGCCGAGGTCGGAATCGAACCGGCGTAGGCGGATTTGCAATCCACGTGAATATCTATGTTTTTCAATCGGTTAACACGGATTAAATTCCGCATTACCAATTTATTTTCTCCGTTGAAGGCCTTTAGAATCGGGGCGATTGGATTGGATTGCGGAACTGATTTCCGACACCAGCCGCTAAGCAGCAACTACGTTATCCGCCGACGGGATGGTGCACCGATATTCTGCGCCGCCATCGAGTTACCGAATGCCGGTGAAAGGTCAGGCGAGCATGACAGCTTCGTGATCATCACCGCCGACAGCACGGGTGGGTGGTGGGCCTGGCTGAATGTTCGTATGGGCCACGGATTGCTTGGTTTTCAGAGACTTTAGTGTCTAAAACTTAGCTTTCAATTGAGGTCTTTTATAACCAGTGAATGCGTGCTACGTTGGCGTGTCTTTCGACAGCTTAAAATTTTAGAACCCAATCTTCGGCAAGCCACGCCCGACGAAGAAACCTATGCGCGGAGAACGGGCATGCAACAGCTCACAAAAACTAGCGTTCTTGAAATTCATAACCTAATCGAAAATAGAATTTTCAAAGCGCCCGAAATAATTAAAAAAGAATTTGGATTCACATACAAAAAACATAAAGTCATTATTGAGCAGATAAAAGATACGATTCTTATTTTACTTCTCAGCCCGAACGACATTCGCGAACTAAAATGGCGCCAGAAAAAAGGCCTCCCGAAGTTTCCCGCCCTGATAACACAAGAACAAAAACAAGTAGCCTTCTATTGCCAGCAGGTCACGAATCTTTTTGTACAAAGTGCAAAATTACAAGACATTATAGCATTTGGTGTCGGACCGGAATGCTCCATTGTGATTGAGGCACTTCACATGGAAATAAATGTAGCGAAGATAGGGAAAATTGAATACAAAATAGATTTGGGATTTATAATACGGCCATCGACCAGTCATAGCCTATACAGCATTCCTGAAATTCTTGATGACTTAGTTGTGTACTATATCAAGAAGGCAAGAGAGGCCGCTTGCCATGACTAACTCCTACGACAAACTTAAGGCCTTGATGGATGATGCATGCCACAAGGAGTTACAATGCAGGGAATACTTAAAAGAGGCTCAAGAAAAACTTGTTGCTTGTACACCCCTCCATTTTAAAAGATTTGCAACAGAGTACCGAGGCCACACTGGTGATTCAGATCTAATTGTATCGTGCGAAACTGTAAACGATGCCGGGAAAAAGACAACAGAAGCTTATATTTGGGAGATAAAGTCTCCCCAATGCCATATATTCGAGTTCGACAACTCCAATAGAGTCAAGCCTTCAGCCGCACTTATATCCGCCGAAAACCAGCTAATCCATTACTTTGAGGAATGCCAAAAAAGCGCTCTAGTCCTAGAAGAGTTCGAACTGATTTCACCTGATCACATCTATATCGGAGGAATAATCATCGGCTCAGCAAAAACATTAATAAAGCCTCATGAAAAATACAGTGACCCCGAAATTATAACGTCATTGTACACACGAGCGATCTCCTATAGAAACAAGCACTTTTATAAGGCCTCATCTATAAAACTAATTACCTGGGATAGAATATTGGACATACTGAAGCCAAGTCAGTGATGTGATTTTGCTTTCCCGCAGATGAGAATCTTAATTAGTTTTCACAACCCGAACTAGTCAAAGTCTGTTTAGGGAGTTCACCGAGTCACAGCTCTCACATATGCCTGACACGCTTGCAACGCGATCAGTCCTTGGTCTCCGCCGTCGGTGATGCCAATAATTCTTTGAGCATGCGCTGGGTCAAGTTGGGCTCGACGGGCTGCATGAACCACGCCGACGGCGCCGGGGGTGGTAGGCATGTTGCAGCCACTGGCTGAATCCTCGATGAGGACTGACAGGCGGACATCAGCAGTGGCAAGGCGATCACGTAGAAGAGCCTGGTTACGTTGGGCATCGGATAATTCCTTGGTGTGTTGTTGGTCCTGGCCGGCGAGCTTTTGCTCCAGGGCTAGGCGCTGGCCCTGCTCGACCTGGGCCTGGGCGGTGGCGGCATTACTGATTGCGGCCAGATCATCCTTGTACAGACCGTCCTGCTCGGCCAGCTTCTCGCCCATGCGCCACTCCTGCACCTGCCAGGCGACGCTCGCAGCGGTGGCCATCAGCAACAGGATCAGCACCAATAGGCCTGCCAGCTTCTGTGCCGCCGTCATGTCAACGCCCGCCGCACGCCTTCGGCCAACACCGCCTCAGGGTACACATAGCCTGCGTTTTCGTGATGGATGATCGCTTTGACGAATCCAGCCATCACCACCGACTTGGTCAGGTCGATCTCGGCGTCAGGCCGGGTGCCAGTGTTCGCCTCAACGGCGCGCACGTACGCCGCGGTGTCGTTCTCTACTGACGGAGCCCAGCGGCTGATGATAGCTTTCACAGTCTTCAAGCCATGCTTGCGCTGGTAGGTCAGCAGGAGCTTGCCAAGGGCACGAATACCGTTCTCTGGCGTATCGAACCTGGCGAAGCGCTTCTCGATGGATGAATCTGGCTTGAGCTGGCCTTGCCATTGGTTGGCCGGGTTGTAGTCGATGTTGCCAGGGTTGTTGTTGCGTATCCCTCTGGTTTCGCTGATCGGCATACTTTTCTCCAGGCGAAAAAAAGCCCGCTCAGTGGCGGGCGGATTGAGACAAGGCCGATCAGGAAGGAGCTGTCGGCCAGTCGATAGTTTTGGGATAGCCGGCCTGATCGGAAACTCGATTAAGCGCAACACGATAGATCTTCCAGGCCTTTAGCTGTGCAGCCTCATCTTCCGACGCATCCCCAACATCGAAAGCATCTTGCAATGGAGCAACTACGAAGTCAGCAATTGATCGCAAGCGGTTGTATTCAGCTATCGCAGCTTCAGCGAGGGTCGGCTTAACTAATTCGCGCTCGACATAGTCCGAAACCTTTGCGCCGCGCTTAATCTCTGCCAAGACCTGTTCGAAGACCTCAGCCGTCTCCGCCTGAGTGACGTGGAAAGGGTATCCGTTGCGCGTGACGACAAAGCTTCCATCTAATCTTTTCTGAATATCTTTCACCGGCACTTCTGCCTCAATGGCATTGTCCACTATCGCTTCACTCATCACTGAATTCTCCATGCAAAACCAACAGAGTTGGTATTAATTCCGACAGCAGTCCCACCCGCTGCAACACCTGCGCTCCCGCCTACCGCAGCACCACCACCATTGTATCCCGTGAGTGAATATGCCCAGGTGCCGCCCGCAGGTAAAACTGCCGAACCGGCCAGAGAAACAAATTGCCCCGATACAGGCTTCATGAAACTTGCTTCTGTATGGCACGCTGAACCATTAGCTAAAAATGCAGACGCAGCTACCGGGGCGGGAACATTGCCGACGACGGAGGCGACACTAATGCCGGACCCACCGTTCGTATGCAGAATCTGAACCCCCGATAGAGTGGACGCCATGCTGAAAGAGCAAACCCCTCCTGCATTAGCATTCACCAGCGATAGCCCAGCAGATCCTGGGCCTTGCGCCTGAGTGGAAATAACAACTGGGGATGTTAGGGTCCCACCAGCGATACCGTATCCTTGAAAATTGTCTGGTTTGTTGGTGATAGAGGAAAACGCATGAGTATGACTCTCTAGCGCAAGTGGAATAACTGCACCGCCTGCTGAGGCTCGCATATAAGGCCGGGCCGCGTTTCCATTTTGCAGGCCAACAGTAGATATAGAGTCACTGCCAGGTACAGTCCTCAACAAGTCATCTACCTGAGCTGATGTGTATACACCTTGAATTCCATAGCCACCAAGCGTAGTCGGCTTGTCGGTTAAGCTGGCGAACGAGTGCTCGTGAGACGCCAGTGCCAGCTCTACAACAGCGCCTTCACCGCCATCAGGGTTCGCAGCCCGAAAATAGGGGCGGCTAGTGATTCCGGCAACAAATCCTGCTGCCAGAATTTTATCTGCTGCGACCTTCAGGGCGAGGAAACTATCGGTCTGACTTTTCGTATAAGCATTCGTAATTCCATAGGCCGAAAGCGTTGTACCTTTATCAGCTTTTGAGCTAGGGTCAAAGTTACCGTCATGCCACAAGCCACGCCAAGCTCCCACTCCATTCAGGTCTAGCCTACGAACATAGAATGACTCGGTGGTAATCCCGGCCACAAAGTCAAAGGCATACTTCCCGCCAGGATATTTTATGTGCAGTCCGGAGCCATAGTTAATACCGTTCGGCCTATCAGCGGTGGCTTCACTTATAGTCATGAACTGTGTTACAGGCAATTCGGAAATACTACCCCGCACCTCTGGCGCAATGGACATAAGTCCACCCGCCCCAAGAGGCATAGCCTCTTGTTGGATTATCCTCGAGGCAATCGCAGAAATGGCAATGGACAATTGATTAAGTGCAAACTCGTCCGGCGTGACGCCTCCATTTCTCAGGACATTCAAAATTTCTTCAGTTACAGAGTTCCCCCATATTGCCGGAATGAGTGATCCCGGCTGACCGGTACCAGTGTTCTCGTCGACAAACTTGCCATTGACCAGGCCGATATTGGGCACGCTTTTCGGAAAGTCCATTATTCAGTATCCCCGTAATTTATAAATTCCAATGTATGAGCCGGCGCACCACGTCGGATAACGCACTCCAGCGCACCGCTCGGGTTAGAGCCAAAACGCTCCCCCCAATAACTGGCACCAAAGCGACGGCCAAGCCGGCGCCGGGGGCCGGAATTGAGAGTCCACATAAATTGGGCAGTCCAGGTGCCAAAATGGCTGGAGCCAAAACGGGAGCGACCGAAGCGCGGCGCTCGATGCTCTGTAATTCGCGACTCTGGGTAACCTTGGCGAATGGCAATGTCGATGAAATAGGCGCGGCTCTGCCCTCCCACCTCTACCAGCCTCTGCCGCACGGCCAGTCGTCGATCTTCGAAAGCTGGGTTTTCACCAAAGCATGGGTCAGGTAAACCCATCACTTGCTCCCAGTCGGGTACCAGCTCACTGACAGTTGCCGGATCCATCTCGTTGATCAAATCGAAAGCACGTGCATCAACGCGCGCCAGTTCACGGGACAACCCCGATATAATGGTTTCCAGTTCAGGGACCATATCGGGATCCCATGCAGGCCCAGCCGGCATCAGAGCCCGAAGTTGTGCGCGGTATTCCGATGCGTCCCTTAGCCCAGCCATACGCATCCTCCAAACGTCAGAAGTTGGTTTGCAGCTGCCGGGATATCAGCCACGGGTGCTAGCAGCCGGTGATCCGTCTCACCAGCCGAACCACTGATAGCCTCCGCTATATGGGTCAATAGCAAGACGCCCCCCAAGCCCGCCTCACGGCTATGCAGGTCTATCAGTTGCGCCTCGACAGCTGCACGCACCGCGCTGGTGTCCGGCGTCAAACGAATACGGTAAGTTACTGGAACCGGTATTGGCGGCAAGACGTACAGTTCAGCCGTTACGGGGCGCACAATCTCGATGTACTCCTGCACTTCCGTCAATTGGGCAGCATCAGGGATAGGATCAACATCCTCATCGCGCACGAAGAACACCGCTACGGTCCCAGGCCCCATGTAATTGCGCCGACACCAGGCGCGCGTCACGCCGGGGCACTCCAACGCCCAGGTTTCGTAGTCGTCCCTGTTTCCACCGTGGGGGATTACCCTGTAGGAACGAGATACCCTCGCCCTTAGCGCTTCGATGCTTTCTATCGCGATGCCACCAATCAACCCTGGCGCCAACACAGTGAACGTAACTGCCACCCCTTCAATGGGCTGGACAAGGGTTAACGCCAACCCAGGATCGGCATTGCCCAGCACACCCGCTTCCACCGCTTCAACAGCGACCGTATTGGTACCGGCCACAGTGGTCTTGCCAACAGTGACTCTGTACGTCCGACCATCAGCGGCCTGCAGCACAGTGTCGACATCCACCAAAGCAAGAGCAGCCGCCGTGAAACTCACCTGCCCTGCCGCAGGCTGAGCCGCTTTGCGCGACTGTTTCAGCCGCAGACGGGCGGCGCGCTCCAACGTCTCTTCATCAGCAGTGTCCGGCAAAATCTGGTCGGCAATCCATTTCAAGTATCCGTACAAACCATAGGCAGTACCGCTTATTGCTCTGCTCATCACCTGGGCATCCGAACGCCGCAGCGCATCGCTGGCAAGATCGCTTTGTGTGCGACCGACCAACACAGGAAGTGATGGAGTTTCATAGGGCATAGATCACCTGCCACAGTTGACTTGAGTTGATTTTCAGGCGGGCGCCCGTCAGTACGGTGAGGATCACTTGCAGGTTCAGGCGGTAGCTGTCGGCACGCTCGGTTATTACATCCACCTCCAACACCTGGCCGTCATCGATCAGCCATTGCAGCGCCTCACGGGCATAGAACTCTGCATCTCGCTGGGTATCCGCCGTGAGCTTGACCCGGCGCAGCAGCCACAGCCGGGAGCCGATCCGGTCATCGGCTATGGTGGGATAGCTATCACCCCACCAGCCGAAACGTTCATCGTCATCCACTGGGTCATCGGTGGCGGCACGGCGCCAGGTGAACAAGCTGATCACCACGGCGCGGATCAGTGAGGTTTCAAGGCTGGGCTCGATATTCATCCACCACCCCCTACCGGAGGCCCAGACTGGTCAGTGCCGCGCATCACACCGCCATGCGGATGATTGATCTGGCTGACGCCGCCCGCAATTTGATCGCCATCTGAGATGATTTGACCGGTCTGGTTTATCACCGGGGTTTCGATGTTCACCGCCGCGCTTGCCCTGATGTTCAGGGTTTCGGTTTCGATATCAATGATGCGGCCGCGCTTGAAGTGCACCTTATCGCCTTCGTCGGTGTAGATAGCCACCTCACCTGGCTTCAGTTGCTGGATCCGGTACCGGCGATCAGCAACTACCAGCAACAACCCATGGGACCGGTCGCCTCCCAGGAACGCAGCAATGCCCTCGGCGCCGGCCAATGGGTTGCTGGTGAAGCCGTAAGGTTCGAAGTGCTCAAGACTATCCTTGACCTCACCTGCCGTAAGGCGCATTTGCAGGGCCTGGAGCTTCCGGGCCGAATCCACCAGGACCACGGTACCGCGCACCAGCATTCGGTTGAGTAGGCTCATTCGGTGGGTTTCCAATCAGCGGGCAGCAGGTATTCAAAGTTGTCGGCTTTGCCGCCCTTCTTGAGTTTTCTGTCTTTGTGCGGATCATGCGGCTCAGGTTCGAAGCCGTCCGGCGGGCCCACCACCAGAGTGGTGAGCGTCCCTTCCGGGCCCAGGGAGTAGGTGACTTCGGCAATCAGCATGTCGCGGTCGAAGCCGATCACCGGATCGACCACACGCACCAGCATGTTGTGACGCCACAGCGCACCGTTCGACTGCCTCCAGCCCTGCACCTTGTAGGTGGTGCTCAACGCTTTGCCCATCCGCTGGCCGCGCTCCCAGTTCGCCCTGCTCTGGGCGAGCGTGGTTGTCATCTGGCCGCTTTCTTGGATGATCAGTACTCGCTTACGGGTGGTGCGATCATCGCTGACCTTGGCCGACACCTCCGCCGCCTGCTCGCCGAACTCTTCGTCGGTACCACTGCGCTGGCCCAGCACCTGGTACTCCGAAAACACACCGGAAAAATCCAGCTGCGTATCGCCGGACAAAACGTTTTTGCCGAGCTGGAGGGCATCCACCGCCCTGCCCTCACTGCCAGGCTTTGCCAGTACCACCATGCCCTTGGCGTCATCCGTGGAAAACACGCGGAACAGGGTCAACAACCGGTCGATGGATTCAAAGGCCGTTTCGCCGGGTTCAATGGTGTGGTCGGACAGTTTGCCGGTTTCAGGTATCTCGCTGCGCACGGCC